CCCATGAAAAATGGGGGGAAGGTCAAGAAGATGGCCAAGGGCGGCAAGGCCCGCGGCGATGGCGCCTGCATCAAGGGCAAGACCCGGGGGGCGATGAAATGAAGAAACCCGTCAAGAAGGCCGACGAGAGCAAGATGTCCAACAAGGACCGCTTCCTCGCGATGATCGAGAAGAAAAAGGCGAAGAAGCCCAAGAAGAAAAAGTGACCTATGGGCCGCACGAACGAGAAGCTGTGGAGTAAGGCTAAGGCGGAAGCCAAGGCTAAGATGGGCGGGAAACACTCCGCCCGGGCCATGCAGCTCGCGGGTAAGATATACCGTGAGGACGGCGGCGGATACACTGGCACGAAGACAAAATCCCAATCCTCCCTGTCAAAATGGGGCAAGGAGGACTGGGGTACAAAGAGCGGCAAACCCTCTGGCAAGACGGGCGAGAGATACCTGCCGAAGAAGGCGCGTGAGTCTTTGTCCGATGCAGAGTATAGTGCCACCTCAAAGGCGAAGCGGGCGGGCACTGCCAAGGGCAAGCAGTTCGTAGCGCAACCGAAGAAGATCGCGAAGAAGACCGCGAAGTTCAGGGACTGACCATGGCCGCCATCGTACCAGAGCTGTCGGAACTCTTTGAGGAAGCCTACGAGCGGGCAGGCCTCGAGATGCGTTCAGGGTATGACCTAAAGACCATCCGCCGCAGCCTGAACCTGCTGTCGTTGGAGTGGGCGAACCGGGGCCTGAACCTCTTCACCATTGAGGCCGGCACGATCCCCCTCACTGCGGGCACTGCGTCGTACGAGATGCCTGTGGACACGATCGACCTGATCGAGCACCAGCTGCGCACCGGGCAGCAAGATACGTTCTTGGAGCGGATCAGCGTGTCAACCTATGCGCAGCAGTCCAACAAGGCGATGGTTGCACGCCCCACCCAGATTTATGTGAGCCGCGGGGCCACTGGCACGACGGTGACGCTCTGGCCCGTGCCAGACAGCACGCAGACCTACACCCTTGTCTACTACCGGCTCAAATACATAGAGGGCCTGTCTGGGGGTATCGGTGGCGAAGTCACGTCCATCCCACCTCGCTTTGTGCCTGCCCTCGTGGCGGGCCTCGCCTACTACATCGCAGGCAAGCGGCCGCAGGCGGAAGGGCGTATCCCCCGGCTCCAAGCAGAGTACGAGGCGCAGTTCGATCGCGCAGCGGGCGAGGACCGGGAGCGTGCTTCTGTCAGGCTGGTGCCCACTGGCCCACGGGGGTACTGATGACATACGCACGCGCGACCAAAGCGTTTGGGTTCTGCGACCGGACTGGGTTTCGCTACCCCCTGAAGGACCTTGTGTATGAGGTCAACAACGGGCAGCGGACCGGGTTCCGGGTAGGCAGAGACGTTGTAGACCCAGACCACCCGCAGAATTTTGTAGGGCGCCTCAAGGTGAACGACCCGCAGTCGCTCTTCGACCCGCGCCCTGACACCTCACAAGCCGCAGCAAACGCGTTGTGGGGCTGGAACCCCGTAGGAAACCCTGCACAGTCTATGGCAGGCTCGGTTGGAGCCGTAACAGTCAACATTGAGGATACCCCCTGATGAAACCCCCACGCCCCAAAGCCGACCCCCGCAAGAGCGCCCCCAAGGGCGCGGTCGAGCGCGGCGATCGCAATGCCCAGCCTCCGGGGCCCACTGGCTACGCCAAGGGTGGCACTGTCCGCGGGATGGGCGCAGCTGCCAAGGGCGGCAAGTTCGGCAAGAACGGATAAGCCATGACGTACGCAGAGCTGGCGCAAGCGATCACGGACTACACGGAAAACCGCGAAGCGACTTTCGTTTCGAGCATCCCTACGTTTGTCAGGCAAGCGGAAAGCCGCATCCAGCGGTCGATCCTCATCCCAGAGTTCCGTGCCAATTCCTTGGGAATGGTATCTGCGGGCAACCGCTATCTTGCGCGCCCTACGGACTTCCTATCCGCATTTTCTGTGGCTGTGATCGCGGCCAACGGGGCGTACACCTACCTGCTTGACAAAGACATGAACTTCATGCGTGAGGCGTACCCCGACCCGACTGTGACGGGGGTGCCGAAGTATTATGCCCAGTTTGTAGGGGACAACGCTGCGTCCCCTTCTGGGTACTTCTTGCTGGGCCCCACGCCCGGCGCAGACTATCAGGTGGAGCTGCAGTATTACCGCGACCCTGCGTCTATCGTAGATGCGGGCACGTCGTGGCTCGGGGAGAACGCGGCCCCGGCGCTGCTATATGGTTCGCTGATTGAGGCATATACCTTCATGAAAGGTGACGCGGACATGGCTGCCGTCTACAAGGGCCGGTATGACGAGGCGCTTGCCCAGCTGGGGATCATTGACGTGCGGAGCAAGCGTGACAGCTACCGCGATGGGGATATGAGGGTCGAATGAACGCAGGAGTTATGGCAGCGCCTATGGTGATGGTGCACACAACGTCGGGTCGTGGGTTCACCCCTGAAGAGCTCGCAGCGCGTTGCGCGGACAAGATCGTGTCCATCGCGGACACAGCGCCGCCGGAGATCCGGGACCAAGCTCGTGCCTATAAGCTACAGGTTGGCTGTGTGGTGGCGCACTACTTGAGAGAGGCTATCGCGTCAGACCGCACAACTGTGTATGCTGCGCTCAAGGATGCGGGGCATCCCGAGCTCGCAGACCTTATCAGGAGACTTTGAAATGGCGTTTACCGGCAACTTCATGGCCACCAGCTTCAAGCAGCAGCTGCTCGAAGCGGTGCACGACTTCCGCAACTCGGCCGGGGACACCTTCCGGCTGGCCATGTACACCAACACGGCGTCGTTCACAGCGGCGACCACTGCGTACACGGCGACCAACGAGGTTGGGGCCTCAGGTTCCTACACAGCGGGCGGTGGCACCTTGACCCGCGTGAACCCGACAGCCACGGGCACGACGGCGTTCACTGACTTTGCTGATCTGACGTTCACCACGGCGACCATCACGGCGCGCGGGGCCCTGATTTATAACACGACCCCGACCCACACATACACCAACCCGGTCGTGGCTGTGCTGGATTTTGGGAGCGACCGAACCTCCACCGCGGGGGATTTTACCATTGTGTTCCCGACAGCAGATGCGTCGAACGCCATCATTCGCATTGCCTAAGCCATGGTGAAGCTCGTAAACCGCGCGAAGATGACCACGGCCACGACGGGGACTGGCACGATGACGCTTGGGTCAGCTGTCTCGGGGCAGCAGACTTTTGCTACCGCTGGTGTGGTGAATGCTGATGATGTCCGCTACGTGATCGAAGACGGCACGGCTTTCGAGATTGGCACCGGCATATACACTGCGTCGGGGACTACCCTGAGCCGAACCCTGATAGAAAGCAGCACGGGGTCGCTCCTGAACCTTACGGGCATGGCTGTCGTGTTTGTCACAGCTGCGGCGCAGGACATTGTTCAAGGCCCCGCAAGCGCCACGGACAACGCCGTCGCGCGGCTCGACACAACAACGGGCAAGCTGATCCAAAACAGCACTGTGCTAATCTCGGACACTGGCCTCGTCAATATGCCGTCCAACGCCACGCTAGTCACGCCCGCTGCCAACACAGTCACCATATTTGGGCGCACTATTGCAGGCCGGGGTTATGCGGCATTTTCGGGGCCTTCGGGGTTGGATAGCGCCCTGCAACCTTTGCTTGCCCGAAACAAGGTAGGCTATTGGAACCCATCGGGAAATGGAAACAACAACCCAGGGGTTTTCGGGTTTACCCCGCCAAATATCACAGGATTTACCGCCACCACGCGCAACGTCGAGACCACTAACATGTTTTCGCGGTTTCGCCGCATAGGATACGTGAGCGCAACTACCGCAGGCGCAGTAGGGCAATGGCGCGTGAGCATCACACAATACACGATGGGCAATGGTGCTGGTGTTGGGGGGTTTACTTACATCATTCGTTTCGGGATCAGTGATGTCGTTGAGGTCGCAGGCGCGCGGATGTTCATTGGAATGCGGCAATTTGCAAATCCAAACAACGCAGAGCCTAGCACTCTCACACAATGCGTTGGTGTTGGTCACGGCGCGGCAGATACAAACCTGAAAATCTTTTATGGCGGCTCCGTAGCGCAGACACCTATTGACTTGGGTGCGAACTTTCCAATTACCCACGGTTCTGTTGAAATGTACGAATTGGCGTTATTCGCAGCGCCAAATACGCAGACCATACAATACGAGGTGACTCGCCTTCTTGATGGTACATCCTCGGCAGGCATTCTTTCGGGCATCGCCGGAACGGCGCTTCCCGATTCGACACAGCTTATCGGCCCGTGGGGGTATCGCACCAACAACGCAACCGCTTTGGCCGTAGGGCTGGACGTGGCGAGCGCATATATTGAAACGGACTTCTGACATGCTATACGCAAAAATAAACGATGAAGGCGTTCCTTTCCACATTATCAGCAAGCCGCAGGAAGGGTACGTCCTGCTGCCTGAAGGCATGACTGCCGATCAAGCGGCAAAGCTCATGGTGGTCGCAGGTGAATGGGTCAAGCGCCCGCCGCCGCCGAAACCCTCTGCTGAGGAAATGGCGTTTCGGGCCGAGGCGGAACAAGCGAACGCGCTGGAACAGGCGCGCGAAGGTATGTCGTGCAGCAGATTGCAGGGCCGCTTGGCTCTGGGGCAGGCGGAAATAGCCCGTCTCGATGCCTTCATCGACGGCTTTCCGAACAACTGGTCACTCCGTCAGGTGGTTGACAACGCGCTGACGTGGCGGCGCAACAGTCAAGACATGCTGATGTTGGGTTTCGCGCTTGGCTACACTGAAGAAAAGATGGACGAGACCTTCATAAGAGCGATGGCGATTGAGGCATGACAGACCGTGACACCCGCCGCGCATTCCTGAATCTGCTGGATCAGACATGGCCGGGCGTCCGGTCGGAGTTTGTCGCGGCCATGAAGCAGGCGCAGGCAGGTGTCGATATGAATGCGCTTGAAGCCGCCATCGCGCGCGGTGATGTGGACGCCGCGTTTCGTGCATTGCGTTTTGACGCCGCCGATCTGTTCCGCACCGATACGGCCATCACGGCAGCGTTTGCTGCTGGCACTCTGTCGGGCACACCCGGAACGGCAGTTCCAAACTCCACAACGCTTATAGGGCCGTGGGGATACCGCACAAACAACGCAACTGCTTTGGCTGTAGGGTTGGACGTGGCCAGCGCGTATATCGAGACGGATTCCTGACACAGAAGGCAGCGTGAAATGCTAGGTTTCGGCCCCCTTGCCTCTACTTCGCTTGGCGATGATGGAGCCCCTGCGGGGGCGTCTGTCTCCGTCTCCGTCTCAGCCACTGGCGCAGCGGGCACTGGGGCTGTAGGCGCTGTTTCTACTGCGGCTTCCGCGATCAGCCCAGTCACAGGCGCAGCGGGCACTGGGGCTGTAGGCACGGTCACTGTCATCGCCACCGCGCTCACGGCTGTCACTGGCGTGGCGGGCACAGCTGCCGTTGGGTCGGCCACAGCTGACGTTGGAGGATCGGTCTCCGTCTCCGTCTCCGCCACAGGCGCAGCGGCCACAGGCTCTGCGGGTGCGGCTACTACTGCGGCTTCCGCGATCAGCCCAGTCACAGGCGTAGCGGCTACAAGCTCCATCGGCGCGGTCACTGTCATCGCCACCTCGAGTTCCGCTGTTGTCCCCGTTGTCGGGGTGGCAGCCGCAGGGCGCGTTGGCATCACCCTTGTATGGAGCAATGAGAACCCCAATCAGGTGCCCGGTTACGTAGACATTGCCCCAAGCCAGAATCCGGGGTATCCTCCCGATAACCAGATCCCATTGTGGGTCATCATCGCAGCGTGAGGCCCAGACCATGCCAAGTACCTATACAACGAACCTCGGTGTAGAGAAGCCCGGCTCTGGCGAACAGTCAGGCACGTGGGGTGACACTGTCA